TAAGTAATTAAACGATTCGTGTTTTTCTACGTTTGGCGTTTCGTCGGGTAACATCGCGATTGAATCTAAATTTACCTTTTGCATTTTATTTGCTTTATTAACGTGTTGTAAAAAAGTATTCTTGAGTGCAAACCAAACATAAGATTTGTTTAAGTTTCCGTTGGTAAATAATTTGTCTTCGTTGCTCCATTTCAATAACATTAAATAAGTTTCTTGAACAATGTCTTCAGCAAAGAAATATTCTCCGAACGAGTTAACTATCTTAACCCATTCTTTATGATGCTTTACAACTTTATTAATCCAATCCAATTTTACTTTGCTTAAATATTAATCAAATATATGTTTATTTTTTCAACAAGTAACAAAAAATCTTATCAACAAACTTTTGTTAAATAAAAAACCCCTAATTAAAGGGGCATAAACTTATTGTAATTTCAATCGGTAAATATACTTATCTAACTTCTTTGCGGTTTCTAAACTTACGTCTTTGCCTTGTAAGAATCGGTCTATATTGTATTGGTGGAATTTTTCCCCTCTACCTTTTATTTCTTTTACAACTTGGTTTCGTGTTCGTGTTTTTAATGCTTCGAGTAAACAAGCTCGTAAGCTATAATCGTCTATTAACATCGGTCTAAATTTATTTCGTTTTCGGTTAAGATTTCAAAGAACTTTTCCCGTATGCGTTCAACCATTTCAAATTGGTTTGCTTTTAGGTCTTCGTATTTCCAAATACTTCGTAATTCGTCGTTAAGTTCGGTTAGTGCAAAATACATTTTCGTTGATTTTACCGCGCACTCAAATTCAAATTGGTCATCTGGTAAGTTATATTCAAGTTTTACTTTCATATCAAAAAGGTAAATCGTCGTTGTCAAAATTACTTTCGTGAATTATCGTTTCCTTTAACGCTTCACGACCTTTATTTTCAACCGCACTTTGAACGGCGTTAATTTGCCAGCCTTCAATCGTGTTGAAATACTTTATTTCGCCTTGTGGACTTTTCCATTCACGCCCTCGTAAATTAATACTTACTTCGACTTGTTCGCCTATGTTGTTTTGCGTTATTAGTTCTGTTTTGTCTTGAGTGAATTGAATCGTAATGTACTGCGGGAACTTTTCGTCCGTTAATAATACAACGTCTTTTGATTTGAATTTTTCGCTTACCGTTCTAAGCGCTCCCACAAAGTGAATTTTTCCTGTTACTTTCATTTTTTTAAGTAATTATAAGTTAGTGCAATAGTGCAAACCCAACCCCAAACAATTGCTGGGGTTAAAAGTATTGTTAAAAGTGTTATCATAGTTTATTTATTTCTTGTTTAACTTCTATATAAAAATCGTCCGCGTAAAATTCACTTAAAATTAAATCAACTGCAATCAACGCGCATTTTTTTGCTTCTTTCCAATCGTTATATTCCCACGATAAATCTTCATCTTTTGTTATTACATATTTATCTAATGGTAATATATTATAATATTTATCAATCAACTCTTTTGCTTTTTCTCTTGGTGTCATAAGATTTGTATTAAATTATTGTAATATTCGCGACATTCTTCTATTCGTGTTTTGATATTTTCAATTATAACATCGTCTTTTTGTATTATAAACGTTTTTACGCGCTTTTCTTTTGGTATATGTCCGAATGTATGCTTTGCTTGAACAAAGGCTCTTAAATCCAAACTTTCCTCAATTAAACTTGCTTTCCAGTGTTCGCGTCTTATTTCGTCTTCTACTATTTGTAAAGGGGTGTCAATCAAACAATAGCAAAGTAATGATTCTTGTTTTTCAGTTAGCCACATATACCCTTGTAATTGATAAAAGTAATCTTTGTTTTTTAGTTCGGTATCGAAAAATGGAAACGTTGTCGCGTCCCAACTTGACTTTACGTCTAATAAAATTTCGTTCGTGTTTACGTCGGGTGTTCCTGATATCCATTCGTTTGAATAATGTTCCTCGTTTTTGTAAATGAAGCCTAAATTCAAAACATCGTTGCAAAGCGCAATTGAAAGTTCTTCGACTTCGTTTCCTTTGTCGGTATAACGTGAACTAAATTCTTTTCGTATGCCGTAAACTTCTTGGACTGCTAATTCTTGTAAGTAAGTTTTAGTTGTTTGGCTTAACGTTTCCCCTTTTGTTTTGGGGTTCGTCATTATTTTACCAATTGAGCTGCATCTTATTTTCATAATTCAAGGGTTTTTAATTGTTCTGGCGTTAATTCAAACGTCTTTGTAAGTTCGTCCATTGTGTAACCGCCGTCGCTTATTGCCTTAATTGCCTTAGCTAATCGTTTATCGTCAATAGCAACTTTTTTAACTTCATTCAATTGAATGTTTTTTGGTTCGGTTTTAACTTGTTCGCCACCAGCGTCCGTGTCTTTGTCGGTAACTAATCCCAAACAACTTGATAAAGAGTACCTTCTCAAATAGGTACAAGCACTTCCAAAAACTTGGAAATCATTCATTCCTTTTAATTGTACGTTTTGCGGAATCGACGTTTTGCTTTCGAGCGTTTCGCCACTTTCGACGTGAAAAACGATTGTAATTAAATCCGTGCCGTGAATCAATTGAGTAAACCCTAAGCCGTGCTTTTTTAACAAGGGGTTAATTACTTCAAAGATTTTTGGTAAATCTGCGTACGTGTAGCCGTAACCTTGCGTCGCTTTGTGAATTGTTGGAACTTCTTGTTGAAATTCCGCTAAACTTTTAAATAAGTGTTTCATTGTTTTTAGTTTTATTGGTTAATAATTATACACAAATATAATACTTTATTTTAACATACAAACTTTTTCTAACATTTTTCTAACATTTTTTTTAATTTATTTTTAAGAAATCTATTATCGGTAATAAAATTCCTTTGCTGGTGTTGTTGTCCCCGCCTAAAACATCGTTTTTTGTTCCTAAATATTTTCTACAAAGTTTTTTTAATTCGTTTTTTTCTATTGTAATAAAATGCTTTTCGCTCAACCAATAAACCCAATAATGAGCTTCGCTTGTTGCCAATCCGCTTGGTTTGTTTCGGCTTTGATATTCAACAAAAATATTGCCCGTTTCAATTGCCTTAAAATCTCTTTTGACTTCTATTTTTTTTTGTAATAATTCGGCTAATTGGTTTTCGTAAGTTTGTCCAACTTGTAAATCAAATCTAAAATCGTTGTTATGCTTCATTTGTTTTTTTGTTTGTAAGTGCTAATTATTTCTTTTAATTCGTCCCTTGTAAATTTTCGTGTTTCGTGAGCTTTTGACGTTAATTCAATCAATCGTTCTGCGCCAATTCTTTGTTGTATTCCTATCTGGTAGTTCAAAAGGTTACCGTGTAAATATTGATTACAATAAACGCATTGAGCGTGTACGTTGTCTTCGTCGAATGTAACGGCTTTATGCCCACCCATTGAGTAATAATGTCCAGCGTCAAATTTTTGCCCTAACTGAGTACCGCAGGAAATACAACCTTTGTTGCGGTCTCGGTTTCTAATGTAGCTATTGAAATACGTTTGCGCTAATTTTGTAAGTTCCTGAACGGTTTGTAACTTTTGTTTTAATTCGGTTTTTCGTGTTTTCCAATCTTTTTCTTTTTGCGAGTTAACCCAAACTTTTATACAAGGTTCATCTAAACAAAACTTTTGATTAAATCTTATTGGCGTAAATTCAGCCTTGCAATTTTTACATTTTTTCATCTTAAAAATTATTTATTTTAATTTCGTTTTCAAGTTCTTTAATTCTAAATTTTAACTCTAAATTTAATTGTTCCAACCTGATTGAGCTGGACGAAAACATACGAGCTTGTTTTTCCAAAACTAAAAAAGTTGTTAATACTTCGGAAAGTTCGTTTTCAGTTTCAAGCATTGAATTTATCAAGTCGGTTCGGTGTCCGTTTTTTTCTTCGATTTCCTCGCGGCTTATTTTTAACTTTAATAAAGTTTTGCGTAAAATAGCAGTTGCGCTTAGTAGTTTAATTTCCATTTTTATTTGTTTATAATTTGCTCAGTTGCGTATGCTTTTTGATATACGTTTGGCGCTGGGTTACTTTGCTCAAAATAACTCAAACGTTCTTTGTCAAACCAAATTTCAATCATTCCAATATTACCATTTGAACGTGGTTTAATTTTATTAAAGTGTATTTCCGCAAGGTTAAAAGTTGGGTCTTGTCGGTGTACGGTTATCATACATTTACCACTATTAAACCATTCCGAACCGCCTTTCAAATCGTATGGAACGGGTGCGTTTCGTTTTCCGTTTTCCTTCTCAGTT